GTCCACGACATGATCTATTGTATGCCCGATCATGGTATTCTGACCCCTCTATCTAGTTGTTTCAAGTGAAGAATCGTATGGAAAGTATCCAGGGGCCTATCGTGACAACCTGGCCAACTAGCCAACAAAACCCCACTCTACACACCCTAAACAGCCTAAACCTGGAAGTAACCCCTACTCACACTGCAATTAGTTAAATATTCACATCGGCACCACCCAAAGTTGCACTTGAAGAAAATGCTGTGTAATCAACGCCTGCAGTGAGGGACAAACGTCTAGCACGTGTCCCTCCTGTTTCACTTGGGTTAGTGTCATACGATCCAAATGATGTGCCAAACACGGTCATAGTTATACCGAGACTAACACTGTCATTGGCAATGTAGGCCACTACTAAGTAATCCCCAGTTGCTGGCACTTGTACCTTACCAAGGGGAGCAGAGATTAACCCTGTTAACCCGTCCAAAGTAGCCGAGTCAGTGGTAGTGGCAACACTTGACCATGACCCAACAACACTGGTGACATAAGGCACAGCATTCATGTTTACTTATGGCTTGATGAACTCGATTGTGTAATGAACAAAGATTAATACATTAGGTGAAGTGGAGTCAGATTCAACGAAATAGTTGAAATTACAATGATCATAAAGAAGCTTGGAGTCACTAACGGGTGAATTCCTGACGAAATACTCTCTCTGAGAGGTGATCACATTCAAGTAGACGCTTTGCCAAATTTGTTACACTTGTGCACCAGACATGGCGAAGAAATCTCCCTTGGTTGTGACAGTCCCATCGTTAGCATCATAGTCAATATACATACCAGAACCACCAACAGTGGTAGCTGGGCATTATGGCATGATCTCAAAACTCATCTATTTGATCTTGTATTTTTCGTAGGCACCTGCAATCTGGGATAACCAAGGAAAACTCCCTGGTAGACCGGGATTAATTTCAATCTGTTGCGGAGTGAAAGAACTGCTAGCTGAAACATCAGCTATTAGCTCTTTCATTTCAACAGTGAAATGCTTAGAGGTGCCTGAAACTTTCCCATTGGTCTGCTTACGCACTTACTTGGACGCTAATCCTTACTTGTTGTTTTACTTCGTTGCCATTGTGATTAGTTGTTATAATGATAAAAATTTTAACCCTCGCGTTGCCTGATGTTCCCACCAGACGAATTTGAATGTTCCGCTTATCAAACGGTTGGGGACAAGAGAGTCGCAACGCTATCTCCCTCCCCACTTGCCATCCAACTTTGAGTAAGTTCAGGCACTGAGTACCTGAATCTGACGCCATCAAAATGACGCTCAAGAACACGTTGTTCAGGTGGAGTGATACCAAAGGCAAGCATAAAGCTGGCCCGAGTGCGAGGATGCACGGATCCAAATTTAGCGTTTAAACCATCACTCATCTGATAAAACCCCGATTCGTACAGGGGTAACAACTCTTGCTTATTGACTGTGGTGTCGTATCTAGGGTAACACTTGTAGAATGAAGTGTAAACAGGTATATCACCAGCTAAGGCCTCACCTCCCAAGGACACTGCATTGCACCATCCTTAGAAGACATCCTAGCGCCGGAGATCACACCTCGTGTGGATATCTTTCGGTATGGCTACATGTGGTTGTCGTACCATCTTGTAACCGTTTTCCGTCCACACGGGTTAAGACTAACAAAAGACGATTTGTTCAAACACATCGACGCTGCCCTGACTCTCCATAGTGAAACCCATTTCAGAGAACCATCTACTGAGATTTTTGAGCTTGCCGAGTTCTCGTCGCTCCACCATGAGAACACAATCGTCACCATTGTTAGCCAGCCGCCATTTAATACCTAGAGAGGTCATGTAAGAGTAAACTAGTCCAACCATGGTAAAACAATTACCACTGCTGGTGTTCATATCTCCGCTAGCACGAGTGCCTTTAACGGAGTACTTGACTCTAACCCCCTCATCTGGGAAATCAGCACTTCCTTGGTTGTTGAGTTGACACTTGAGTAGCTTAGCAAGGTCCTCCCGGTAATCGGTGGGGACCATCCTAAGCCACTGTTCATGCTCGACCTTCAACGCTGGAATATGCTGGTGTTAATCAAACCTACTGGCATCCAAATC